CGCTGATCTCGGTGGTCATGGCTTCGGCTCCAGTGCGCGGCGTAGGCGTTGCATTTCCTTGCAGTCGAACTCGCGCAGCTCGCGCAGCGTGTCGACCATCCCGCGCAGTCGCCTGATCTCGGCAACCAGCTCGGCGACCGCTTGCGGTGTGCAGTGAATGATGCCGTCCTGACGATCCATCTCTTCGATTGCACTCATGCCGGCACCTGATGGTCGAAGCCGAGCACGTTGCCGGCGTCGTCGCGCCGGGTGTCGTCCAATATGCAAGTGGTCTGCACCCGCGATACATTGCTCGCGCGCAACGTCGTGCCGGCGTAGGAATGCGCGGCGTCAAGTGTCTCGAATGACTTCATGCGCTGGTCGAGCTTGCTTCCGACTTTGCGCCAGACGACTACGACGAACGGATACTTCGGTACCATGTTTGCTGCCCTCCAACTTCTCGATCCGGTGCTGTAGCCCGCGCAGGAACCCGAGCAACCAAGTGATCTGTTCTTGCTGCAGCTCGATCTCCCGCTTGAGCTTGCGATAGGCAAGCTGCCGCGCCGGCTCGCGCGGGTTATAGGCCTTGTGTTTGCGCGCCATGTTTTCCTCCCAAAAAAAACCCCGCCGCGTAGTGGTTGTCACCATCACGGCGGGGCCTGTCAGCTAGCGCATCGGGCAGCTAGCCAACGAGCGAACGCCGACGCCGCTGCAGCGCGAACAAACCGAAACACGCCGCAATCACGCCGGGAATGCCCGCACCCACGATGGGACCGGGCACCTGTACCGGAACAATGTAGAAGCTCTCTCCACCATCCGAGGCACCACTCCAGCTGGCCCGGAACAACAGCCGATCACCGATATTCACGTTCGATAGATCGAACCCGGTGAGTAGATAATCCGCAAACCCATTGCCGTTGTTCAGGTCAGGCATGGCAATGGGACCGTTGATGTCGAAGATGATCTTCTGACCGATGGGCGCATCCAGATCGATCAGCTGGAACGTCTGCAAAGTCTCGCCGCCCTTGGCAGTGTTGATGTCGATGGCAATCCCAAACGTGAGCGAGGGATCGAGGGCATTGAGCAGGAAGGTGCGGAGGAACCCGCTGGTGTACGGCGTCACGTTGATGTCGTCGCCATCACCGAACGCACCAGTGATCGCGGACGAAAACAAGTTGAACGACGCATCGTTGCCGGTGGACACAAAATTGTTGAAGCCAAATCCGCTCGGATTTTGCGCCTGAGTGGCGCAGATCACGCACGGGTTCGACTGCGATTGCGACACCGCACCAGCGCCCAGCTGATTGAACACCAGATTGTTGACCGCATCGGCGCTGGCTGGGGACATGAACGCCGTTCCTGCCAGCAAGACGGCGGCTAAGGTTAGTCTCTGCATAGGAACTCCTCTGAGAGGTGGTCATCCACCTCGGCCAGCCTACATGAAACCTGAATGGCGCGTAAATCCCCATCCAAAAGAAAGAAGCTTGACCAACCGGAGTTGGACCCGGTCAACCAATTGATGCTGCAACGGCTCGATAACGAGCGAAAACGCCGAATTTCGCTCAATCGGCTCAACGCCTACGCTCCCTACGCCAAGCAGCGCGAATTTCATGCCGGCGGCGTGCTTTATCGCGAACGGGCGATGATGGCGGCCAACCAAGTCGGCAAAACGACGGCCGGCGCGGCCGAAGCAGCGATGCATTTGACCGGCAGATATCCCGATTGGTGGAAAGGACGCATTTTCAACGAGCCGGTGCGCGCATTGGCCGGATCGGAAAGCGCGGAATTGACCCGCGACGGCGTGCAACGCCTCCTGATCGGCCCGCCGCGCGATGAAAGCGCATGGGGCACCGGAATGGTGCCGAAAGAGTGCCTTGTTCACTGGACGCGACGCAGCGGTGTCTCCGATGCGCTCGACGGCGTGCTTATTCGCTGGGGCGGCGGCGGCGACGTGCAGACGCAGCACAGCTCGCTCAATTTCAAGAGCTACGATCAGGGCCGGGGCAAGTGGCAGGCCGATACGTTGCACTGGGTGTGGTTCGATGAGGAGCCGCCGCTCGAAATCTACAGCGAAGGGCTGACGCGCATCAGCTCGACGTCGGGCATGGTGTTCTCCACCTTCACGCCATTGCTCGGCATGTCGGAAGTCTGCCGGCGCTTTTTGCTCGAGCCCAGCCCAGATCGCGCCGTCGTCACGATGACCATCGAAGACGCGCCGCATTATTCGGAAGACCAACGCGCCAAGATCATCGCCGGCTATCCGGCGCACGAACGCGAGGCACGCGCCAAGGGCATCCCGGCGCTCGGCAGCGGTCGCATCTTCCCCATCGCGGAGGAGGAGATCACGATCCCGGCGCGCATCTTCCCGAAAGAGTTCGCAAGGATCAGAGGGCTCGACTTCGGATGGGATCACCCGTTCGCATGCGTCGAGCTGGTGTGGGATCGCGACGAGGATGTGATCTATGTCGTCAAATGTCACAAGCAAAGACAATCAACGCCAATTATCCATGCAGCAACAATTCGCGCGTGGGGCAACGAGTGGATACCCATCGCGTGGCCGCATGACGGTCTGGTGTCGGATAAAGGCAGCGGTATGGAGCTGGCGACGCAGTACCGCGCCCAACATCTCAACATGCTCCCCGAACGAGCCACGTTCCTTGATGGTGGATCGGGAGTGGAGGCAGGATTGATGGAAATGCTCGGCCGCATGCAGACCGGCCGGCTGAAAGTCTTCGGCCATCTCAACGAGTGGTTCGAGGAGTTCCGGCTCTATCACCGCAAGGACGGCAAAGTCGTGAAGGAATACGACGACCTCATGGCTGCAACGCGCTACGCCATTATGATGCTGCGTTACAGCATCACCGAGCCGATCCGGCGTGATCGCATGCGCCCAAGCGGAAGCTGGCAGGCTGCATAGGAGGCGAACATGGGTGCCAACATCTGGTTCTGGTTGATCTATGTGATTTTTGGGGTCTTCGGTCTTCTCGGTATCGGCCCTTGGTATCGGGATCGTGTTGGCCCGTGGGGGCCATTTGGTGGTTGGCTCGTTCTGTTTATTCTCATCGGTCTTCTTGGGCTTCATGTCTTTGGAAGCCCGGTTAGGTGACCGACGAGATGGACCGTCAAACCAAGCTCGCGTTCGCGACGCTTGCGGTGCTGATCACGTTCGTCGTTGCGCTCGCGTTCTACGGCAGCATCAGCGGTTGGTATGAGTGATGCCGCAGCGGAACACGCTCGCGCAGCTCGGCGACACGCCGATCAATCCCGAAGCCCAAGGGCCGCCAGCGGACCCCTACGGCTTCTTGCCGTACCAGCTGCCGCCGATGAACCTCGATCTGCAATCGTACAATACGGCAACGCCGGTCCCGAGCATGCAGGGCGGCGTCACGCTGCCGCTGATGGGGAACGAGCTGCAGCTGCGCTACGGCTACGAGCACGATCCCTACGCACCCGCGCGCCGGCATAATTTCGGAGCCACGCTGATGAGGCGCTTCTGATGGACCCCAGATACACGACGCTCGCGAGCCTCGGTCAGCGTTATCAGAACTACCCGGCAGCGACGTTCGATCAACGCTTCGGTCCCTTCAACACCGGGCCGCGGAGTGATCAGGACATCCTGCGCATGTTCATCGAACAGGAGCAGATGCAGCGCCGCGATCCCAACGTCATCCGGCCGGGGACGCCGTCTTGGCCCTTCGGCTACACGCAGACATAAGCCATGCCGACGCTGCTAGAACTTGGCGCGAAAGCAGTGGGCACCGCGCTCAAGGATATAGGCAAAGGCATTCGCGCTTATCACTCCTCGCCGCACGACTTCGATAAGTTCGACCTGTCGAAGATCGGGACCGGCGAAGGTCATCAGTCATACGGACGCGGTCTGTACTTCTCCGACAATCCTGCGGTGAGCGGCCAAGGCGGGGCCTACTGGCATCAATTCAAAGAGCATTTTCTCGGGCCGGAAAGCGAAGCTGCCGATTATCTGGCGCGGGCACAGTTCAATCGGCAACATGCGCTGCAGCGAGTGCTGGAAGATCAGGCGCGCATCCGCGCATCGCAGGCGACGACCTACAGCCCCGATTTACCGGAGAGCAATTGGTGGCATCCGAGCAATGCCGACAAGCTGCAAGCGGTGGCTGACTTGCTCAAGACCGACAAGCCGGTGGGGCCGCGCACCTACGAAGTGAACATCAACGCCAAGCCCGAGCAACTCTTGGATTGGAATAAACCACTGCAAGCACAGCCGGAGGGCATCCAGAGATTGGTGCAAGACAACCCGCGTCTGGGCGGCAATGACATGGTGCGCGGTCAACTTGTCTCGCCGAGCGGTGAAAACATCTACCGCCGACTACAGGCCGGAAAAGGGGATGCTGCACCAAAGGTACTGGATGCATATGGCGTTCCGGGGCTTAAGTATCTCGATCAAGGATCACGCAAGCCAACCTTCGATCCCGCGTTAGACATTTATGGCGCACCAACGAGGGACGGCGTCTACATCACCAACGCCAAGGGCGGCGGATATTTTCCCTCCCACGATGATGCGGTGAAGGAATTGGAAAAGCGGTTTCCACAAAGCAGCAACTACGCCATATGGCGCGACGATCTGGTCGACATCCTGAAAAAGTACGGCATCGGAGCTGCGGTGCCCGCCGCCGGAACGCTGAGAGGCAATGATGCCGACGCTCGCTGACATGGGCCTCGATGAGAGCGGAAACATCCTCGGAAAAAGCTTCAACACGCTCCCGAACCTCGGCAACGCGCCGGTCACGCGCGGTCGCATGACTTGGTTCAATCCCTACCCCTACAGCTACACCGATCCCGCCACCGGCAGGAATTGGACCGATACGGGTGCAAGGAAGCTCCGCGAAGGCCCCCACGCCAGCGGTCTGCCGATCACCACACCGGGGATTGCTCTCTCTAGTAGACAGGGCCTCGGCGGATGGCATGAGGTCACGCTGCCGGATGGGCGCAAGTACATCACCCAGCAAACCGACATCGGTCCCCCCGGCGTGGTCGACATGA